CAAGAGGTTGAGGGAGGTTTGGAGCCGCAGTCGTGCAGGGTGGCCGCAAGCGTTCCGGGGCCTCTTGCGAGGGGTGGCCGGTGTCTTTCGGGGCTTCACGTCATAGGCGGGTAGACTTGCCGGTTCGGGGCCGTTGCCGGGGTGGCCGAGCGGGCAATAAAAAAGCTCGCCAAAGCGAGCGTTCATTCTCTGACGGGTGTCAGGAATTTCACTTGCGGCGTTTCAGTTCCTTCTCCAGGATTTGCGCATATTCCTTGTCGAGACCTTGTTCGTAGTAAGCATCCGTCCCGATGATCTTCTCGATCTCCTCCTTGCGCGCGGTGTGCTTGCGCTCGCTATCGCTGGAGGTGAATGCGACATCACCGAACTTCTCGCGGCCCATGTCTGCGGCCCACGCGATGAACTCGGGCAGATCGCCAAGGCGCTTGCCGTCAATGCGGGCCTCGGCCCATTTGGCGCCTACGCCGGGGATGCCCTCGATGAAGCGGCGGGCGATCGTGGTGTTGGCCTTGTACTCGCCGTGCGCCCAATCCTTGCGGAGCGAGTCTTCGGCTTCCTCCGAAGCGATCTTGTCGGCTTCGAGCTGCTTGGCCTGTGCGGCTTCAGCCATCTCGACATACCATTCCGACGCGATCTCCACGACATCGGGGCGGGCGCCCTTCTTGTGGGCGAACTCGGTGAAGGAGTTGAGGACCGGCTTATCCTCGTCCACCAAGCGCTTGACCACCGTTTCCGGAAGCTTATAGCCGGTCGGATCGTCAGGGATGCCCTCGGCCTTGCGCCATTCGGCCATGGCCTTTTCGTCTTTGGGATCTGGCTTGGCACGCTGCTGGCCGGAGCGGATGGCCGCCTGTGCCTCACGCAGAGCCCGCGCGACACCCTTGGGCGAACCATACCGGGAGATGGCCTTGGCGACATCATCATCACCGCCGGCCATTTCCTCGCGCCAGTTGTCGCCCCACGCGGATGGCGAGGGTGCAGGAGCAGGCTCTGGACTTGGCGCGGGTTCTGGCGTTGGTGCCTGGTTAGGTTCGGGAGTGGGAGCCGCCGAGTCAATTGGTGCCGGCGTTGGTGCCGGGGTGGGTTCTGGTGTCGGCGTGTTTGCCGGGTCTACAGTCATTCCGTTGCCTCTTGCCTCTTGCCTCGAACTGGTTTCGGCGGCTTACCTTCCACCGCCTTGAGGGTCTCAGCCCTCAGCATCTTGACGATCTGCGCGCCAACGAACCGCCTGCCCTCGGCAAAGGCCGTGGCATGGCTGTCATTCTTGCGGTAGCTCAGGTCGTAATAGTTGCTGGCCTGCTGGATTATCCAGTCCATGCCCATCTGCTGCTGGCCTTCATTGGCCTTGCCAGAGATCATGGCTCGAATGGCCATGAGGATGTCTTTGTCGTAGGGCGCGGGAGCGTGGGCTTCCATCAGGGGCTAAACCACACTCGCTTTGCCGCCCTGAAGGGAAACTCGTCGGGCAGATGACGCCACACGCGCCGGCCGTTGATGTCGTAATAGCAAAAGCGGAAATGCCAGCACCAACGCAGCGCGCCGTTTTTCGACCGGTAACTCCTGCGCGGCCCATAAATCCAAATGCCGCTTTCATCGAATTTAACGTCGTACCCAATGGTTATGGCGAACCATCGGCATGTGAAGTCGATAGTAGGCCCGCTCATTGCATGCCCTCCGGCAGAATGAGGCTGGTGTTAGCCATGCTGGAGGTCATGGCTTCCAGGCCGAAGTCAATGTTGGCGACCGCCATCTCACGGTATTGCCTGCGCTCGTTCCGGGTCTTGGAGCCTCGCCCGATAGCCGCCCCCGAGCAGAATGCGAGAATGCCGGCGATTGCCTCTACAGACAGCGGCGACATGGATGTATGAATGCGGATCGTCTCACCGATGGCGTGCATCAGGCGTTCGTGGCTTTCGCCGACCTTCACTTTGCTGATGCTCATGACGCGCCACCCAGCGCCGCCAGGACGGCATCGGCAATTGCAAGCATATCGAAGTTGCCGTCGATGCCGACGTTACTAAGATCATCCGGCTCGCCATCGCGAGCGCCGGGAGTCTTGATCCATGCCATCGGATCATTTTCGCGTAGAGCCGCCACAATGGCCTTTGCGATGGTTGTTCGTTTGTCCATAGTTGCCTCCTATGGAGTTTCAGTTCTTGGCCTTCACCATCTTCACGATGGCCAGCGATGTTTCACGTGACATATCCGGCGCAGACGCTGCGCATGCCGCCAGTTGAACAGCCATAAGAACCAAGACCGCAACTATCAGCCTCACGCGGCCACCGCCGGCTGCTGGATCATGCCCGCCTGCTGGAGAGCCAAGGAAGCGTCCGCCACGCTCTTGCCTACCTGTGCCCCGCCCTGCAGGGCAGCCGCAGCCTGCGTGAGCCCGTCAACAGTGTTCTGCTGGTCAGCCGCGTCTTCCTGTGTCTGTTCGTCGTTGAACCAGTCGGCTGGCGCCTGTGTGCCGCGTACGGCATCCTTGGTGGCTTTCTGCCAGTCGATGAGCGTGGCAACCGTCTTGTCGATGTTAGCCGCGCCCGCCACGATCTGGAGCGATTCCTGGAACGCTTGCACGTTCTGCCGACCTTCTGCCGTATTGAGCGGACCTTCGAACGTGAACGTCACCTCCTTGTCGCTCAGCGCTTTGGGCATTGCATCGATGTCAAATGCATCGTTTCGCACCGCCATCTGGAACGCTACGTCCAACAGCGGCAGATGATATTCGCTCTCGATCGGGCCAGTGAACGGCAGGATGGCACGGCGATATTCCTCAAGCCGTGCCTGTGTTTCGAATGCTGTCTTCTGCTGCGGCGGCAGGCTGATCTTGTTGAGCAGGAAGGCTTCCGCAATGAGGTTGCGAACGTCCTGCTTCATCTCCATGCCGAACGAAAGCCCGGCCGATGGCTGCTCGGTGAAGATGGCGTCCTGTATCTTCTGGTCTGCCTCAAGGTCCACATAGGTCATGCCGCCCGCATAGCGGTTCACCGCATCGCGGAAGATTTCCCCGCGCGCGAACATTGGCGCGTCAACCGCCTTCTCGCCTTGCTCCAGAAGAATACGGGCCAGCGATTGCAGCATGCGCACATCGGGCAGCGCATTGATCGCGGCGGGGCTGAATGCCTGCGGGAAGCTCGATACGGTCCTCCACCGGGGGATGATGTAGTTGAAGACGGGCAACGGCCCTTCACCAAGGACCGTCTCATGCTCACAGTCGATGTAGAGCGAGCAGAACGGGTTGTCCTTGTACTGCCGGCGCTTGGCCTTGTCGTCGCCGTAGATTTCCTCGAACGGCAGGACGATATGACGGACCTTGAATTCCTTCGACGGGTCTTTCTCGGCCGCCTGAATAACGTCCTGATGCAGTCCCTTCGGCCAGCGCTTCTTCATGTTGCGCGCCGTCATCGGCATGTGGCGCTGAACGTGGTCGATCTTGCCGACCTGGTTGAGCATCCATGCGCATTCCTTCGGATGCCAGGTGCGAAACAGGAAGTGCGTGCGATCAGGGCTTTCCTCTACCGACAGGACAGGATTGCCGAAGGCTACCCAGTCGTGATCCGCCTCATTGGTTGAGCGCACGAAGTTGGCGCGGCGATCATAAACCAGCCTGCGGAAATGGTTGGTGGCATACTCAAGCCAGCGCGCGTTGCCGGGATCTTCATCGATCTCGTCTAGGCCCGTCTTGACCGCGAACCAGTCGCCTTGCCGAAGCAATGCCCCGATGGTGTTGCCGAGCGTTTCGCGTGCCTGGACCTGGAATGAGTCCATCAGGTCCATCGAGAAATCATCGCCCAGCGTGAACGTCTGCGTGAAGTCTGCGCGCATGGGGTAGATATATTCAGCTACCTCCTGGCACAGGCTGTCCCATTGGCTCTTCTTCTCGAAGAGTTTATCGCCAATGGTGACTAGTTCGCGCGCTCTCGTGTCCATTAGGCGGCACCACGAATGTCAGCGTTGGTTCGGGCGTATGCGCCAAAGGCTTCACGTGCAGCCGCATCATAAGCCTCGGCCGCCTCATGGGCAGTGGCGAAGCGGCCCAAGGTCTTCCTAGCGCCTCGTACACCGATATGAGCAACGAACTTGCCACGGTTGCGATCAAACCAGACGCCCTTGAACCCACTGTTCGAATCGGTTGGGGCGTGGCGATTGGCGGTATTCTGCGAGTGATCGGCCGCGCGGAGATTATTCCGCCTGTTGTTCAACGCATCGCCGTCTTCGTGATCTACTAGAACGCCCGCATCAACACCGAGGATGACCCTGTGAAGATAGTAGGTTTCCGTCTTGCCGCCACGCTTGACGCTTGTAGCCGCACAAACGCGACCACTACCGCGCCCGTTCGCTTCCTGCATGGCGAACCAATTGCGGCCCTCGACCAAATGAGCGTCTGCCGCGTCAATGACGGCGCGATAGCCCTTGGTCAAAGGAACGATGCAAATGTCGCCGTGCCGCTCGATTGGCCGTACCCTTTGGCTTCTCAGACGGCGAGGAATGCGGCTGTCCATCGATTTAGCCGGCCTGCCCGAGTAGCGAATTGCCATATGCCGACGTACCGGCAGAGCCGCCATTATTGCGCGACAGCATCGTTGATGCACGGCCAGAGCGCGCAGCGATCTGCTGGCGCTGTCTCTGCTGCGCCGCAAGAGATGCCGCATCGTCAGGAACCGGCATTGGTGTCGGGGCTGCAGGCTTAGGAGCTTTGCCGAACAATGACGACATTAGGCTCTCCTTTTCTTCAGGTTCGAGTATCCGACATGCACGACTGGCGCGCGACGGGTGTTGCTGTCTTCGCGTTTGGTCATGGCCGGGAACAGTGAGGCCAGGCCCCAGATCATCGCATCTGCCCGATCAGGCGAGCGTGAACCGACATAGCCGGCCGTTGTCATGGCGCAGAGTTGGTCTTCCAACTCACCGAAATAGCCGACGAGCGAGACCTTCTGCTGTTCGAACAGGGCCGCGATGGGCTCAGCCCGAACAATCTTGCCTCTCGATGCGGTGACTTCCCGGTATGGAACCATCGCACCAATGCGTTTCGAGGCAGCGGAGCGGATGATTTCCGCCACCATGGCCCCGCCGAAATTGCTTTCCGCCACCACGCAATCGGCTTCCCAGCGATCGAACGCCGAAATCGCAGCATCGCCCCATTGAGCCGGAGCCATACGCCCGGAGATATCCTCCAGCACGTAGCCGCGCCCGTCCTTGCCGAGCCCGCAGACGACGATGCCCACCTCATCGGAGCGCTTATCTTCCTCGCCGGCCACGCCAGAGGGATCGACGGCGACGACAATGCGCACCATTTCCGGTATCTTGCCGTCCACGATGCGCTGCTGGTCCAGCAGTTCCATCGTCCACAGCGCAGAGTCCGACATATCCGCGAACTGCCCAAGCCAGAAGCGGCGCCTCATGGCTTCCGACATGCCTTGAAGCTCCTCCAGATACGAAGCCGGTAGATTGGCCTCGTTGTCCTTCGGGTTCATCGTGATGGCGGCGTAGTTCGTCGGGTTCGCCAGCGGTGTGCGGCGGTCTGGGTCTTTCTTCTCAACGAAAAGCTTGTATGTCCAATGGGCCATGCCTGGAGGATTGCAATCGTAATAGGCTTTGAGCCGGAGCGGTGTCTTCTGCGCCAGGCGGGTGATCGCCATGTTGCGCGAGGCGTAGGGGATCTGCGAACACTCGTTCAGGTAGAGCGTTGCGTATTCCTGCCCGAGGATCTTTTCCGTCCGCTCCTTGTCGTCCAGACCGCCGAACCAGATTTCCGAGCCGTTGGGCAGCGTCAGATACCAGTCCGATTTGTCCAACTTGCAGTTTGGCCCGACGCCGGGGAAGCAGCGCTCCAGAGCCGTGGGCAGCGTATCGAGGATGATCGACGCCTTGATGTGGTTAAACCGGTAGCGCAGCATTGCGTGCCGGCTCTTATGGGCCAGCGCCCGGATGAGAACCGCGCGAACGAACCCGAATGTCTTCCCCGAGCGAGAGCCGCCATACGCCATGATGTGCGTGGCATCGGAGGCGATAAGATCGACTTGGGCTTGCTGCTTCTTGTGAAGCCTGAACGGTTCATCCGGTCGCTTGACAGCGCCAAGGATTTCCGTCCATTCGCCGACAACGACTTCCTCGGTCAAAGGATAGCCGCATCCCGTGTGCCGATAACGACAGTGACCGCGACACCGGTGCCCGCCGCTTTGTCCTCTTCGAGCAGTTTGTGAAGCTTGGCCTTCCCCATGATGGCCGAGACTGCTGCGGCTGCCCCCTTCGGATCAGCCATTGCGTGAGAGCGGGCCTTCTCCAGTTCATTCGTAAGCGAGCCAACGGATACCAGGGCTATCTCTCTGGCCCTTTCCTGCAGTTCCACAATCCTTGCGGAGACCTTGGGGTCGGAGACAAGCCTGCTCGCCTCGCTCCAGATTGTCTCCGGCTTTGTCTCCTGGGCTACGTCATAGCTGCGACGATAGGCTTCCGAGGCATTACCCGTCTGGACGTAGGCGAGGCAGAACGCCTCCTGTTTCGGAGTTAGTGCGTCCTTGGACAAAGCTTGTTGCCTCCAAGCTTATTGGCCGGCGATCGCGGAGAGCGCTTCGAGGACTTCCTGTTGCGTCTCTTCCTTGGCTTTCTTCTCGGCTAGCGAGACTGCCAAGGCGATCTGGCGCCGCACTTCTTCCTGGGCCTTGCGCTGTTCTGCAGGGTCAGGTTTGGCGCGCCGCCTGGCTAGTGGGTTCATTTTCGCCTCAACGCACCGCGATAGCGGAAAAGGCGTAGGTCGTGAGATTGCCGGCGTTCACCTGCTGGACTTCATCGTCAACGCTGATAACCCACTCCATCATGGATGGATCGGCCGTGTAATCAGTGCCGCCCTGAGTGAGGCGGATGATCTTGTCGCCGGCTTTCAGTCCGGCCACGCTGACGGCGCCGACACCATTGCGCCCGTTGAACGAAAACATGATGGTGCCGGATATTTTGTCGATTGCCATAGTTTTCCCTTATGCCTTGATGACCATGAATGAGACGACCAGCGTACCGTTGACGGCTGCGCTGGCGTGGATGTTCTGGATCGTAATGGCGACGGAACCGGCTGCGGGGAGAACATCCGCAACCGTCAAAGTGCCAGTCGTCGCCGTGCCCTTGCCGACCGAGGCGTAGACCTGATCTGCTGCGGCAATCTTGGAGTTGGTCAGGGTCAGAACGTGCGTGGCGGCTGCTGCCGTGGTCAGGGCGCCAGTGGTGATCTTGCCGGAACCCTTGTTGAGCGTAGCCGTGCCAGTGGCGCCGGTGCCGGTTGCCGTTGCAGTCTTGGTGCCGTTGTCGAGAGCGATCGAGCCCTCATTGTGGAGAAGGGTGCCGTTCTCGTCGTAGCCGAGTTTCTTTCCGTAGAGCGAATGAAACATGATGGTATTCCCTTATGGTTGCTTGGTTGCTTGGGGATGGGTAGGCACTGCACGAAAATCAGGATTTCAGATCACCAGGGATGACAGCCCACTCGATCGTGGAGCCAACAGCCGTGACGTTCAGCCGGATCGTGGACATGGCCGGGGTATCATAGACGCTGGAGTAGTCCGCCGTGATGCCGGTCACGACCTTGATCCAGGCGCCGGACGGCATCTTCTTTTCGATGTCCACCGAACCCGTGGTGGCAAAATCGAGATCGATGTTGAACTTGTAGTTCGGCCCGACCGTGCTGGCCGCGATGGCGCCGGTGCCGCTTGCTGTACCTGTGGCCATGTCTGGCTCCTATGTCGTCATTGCCTGCAGTTGCGCAGGCGTGAACCAGAGGTTCCGGTCAATCGCGAAACGCTCGGTCCAGCCGTTAAGCGGGAGTGTGGCGGCGCCGTTATTCGAAAGCACAAAGTGCGTGGCTGACGGTGAGAGAACGCCACCCGTGCGGGTGTAGACCGCACCGCCATTCACGCAGAGAGCCATGTTACCGGAGGCATCGAGGCACGCCGCGACCTTGTTGACCTGGCCGGCTCCCGTCCTCCACTCGCTGCTCGTCGTGTTCAGGTTGACGGAGGCAGAGAACTGGACGTTGTTGCCCGTGAGCAACTTACAATTTGTCACGCCGTCCGAGACCCACAGGCCGCCAAGATCGGGAACGTAGTTGTAGCCCTGCCAGTAGGCGGCGTATGCCCCGAGGATAATCCCCGACAAGGGCCCAGCGTCAGTGTTGATCGCCCACGGCGTTTCATGGAAGATCGAACCGAAAGCCGAACCAACGATGGTCGGATAGTGCATCGGATCAATGTTGAGGCTCTGCAACTGTCCGGTGACATTGCAAAAATCAACGGCGATGCTGTCGCCCGATGTGCCGAGACGAAACCCGAAGTTCGGGTTGGTGATCGCGGTGGCCGAGACGAGAACTTTCGTATACGTGGACGAGTTGATCGACGCCGTGATGTCGGTGAAAGTCACGCCGTCGAAGGTGAATTCTACCGTCCCGGTGCCAGACACACGCTTGACGAATGGGATAGCTACGCGATTGGCTGAGGCCGATGTGGTGCTTTGAAGAACAGTGCCTGCATTGGCCGTAGCGGCAAGGAGTGAAGCCGCGTTTGCTGCGCCATCCGCTCCGGTCTGGTTCTTCGTCGCCGTGACATTGGTCTTGACCCATGCCGCCTGGGTGAAATCACGGTTCCAAAGGCCTAGCGTGCCAATGTTCTGGAAAGAGACTGTGCCCTTCGTGGATCTGCGCATCCCGAGCGCGGCAGTGGAGGTGAGTCCTCCGGATGCATCCGGGATAAAGCAAGCGTTGGCAACGCCGGAATCACGGAAGAACCGGCCATCATTGTTGTTGTTGCCGTAGGTTTGGAACCCGCCCTTGACAGTATTGGCAACGAAATTGATGTCGTAGGTGAAATCAGCGATCGTGCCTGTTGCCCCGAACGGCCCGACCGTGGGCCCATACATCGGGCTTCTGATGGGGCCTCGAACCGGCGAGCGGATAATCGTCACTTCGCAGCTGCCATGCGCAACTTGGCGAGGATAGCACCGGCAACGCGCTCGCCAGCCTCAGGGGAGCCATACTTCTTCCCGGCCTTCTCCGCGATCTTGGAGAACGCCTTGCCCTTCTTGCCGATGTCGCGGCCCTTGGCGGCCTGCTTAGCGGAGTATGAGCGCTTGGCCATTAGCCCAATTCCTCAATCTGCTTGGCGAACTCGCGCAGCATCTCGACTATCTCAGGAAGAGACCAATCATGCGCCATTAATGCGATGGCATTGTTGAGAGCCGCCCTGGATTGGGCGCGGTGTTGAAGGCGCCTTGCCTTCTCTGCCAGGTCGGTAATGGCGCGGGGTTCAGACATGAATGCCCTGTTAGGTTTGCGTCAACCGCGTCAGGCTTCGGCATTGCCGCTGCTGGCCTTTGACGAGTGCAGCGTGTGGGCTTTGCCGGCGGCGGACGCTTTGCGACCTGCACTTATCCCTAAGCCCGGTGCGTTTCAACGCGGCGGGGGAGGCCGGCAAACTGTGAGATTGGCTCGGGCCTTGCACCCGATCAGCGGTAGCATTGTTAGAGCCCATGACGCCGCTCGGGCCTTTAGCTGCACTAGGCTGCAGCCACCTATCGCGGAGGTTAACGCGCGCCCTCCGCCATATTCCAAACCGCTTGGACGCAAATCACCAAGCTAACATAACGTCAGGAAATCCGATTTGCGCACCAATGTCAAGCGGCATGGCGATTCTCTTGCGCGGTTTTGAAGTGTCGCGCGAGAACATTGCACAGAATGCGGGTTTCACCGATCATATGATGCATCGGCTTATCCTCAATAAGCACGTATTGCAGCGCCGCCCAGAGATTGCCACGGCAATAGTTCTGCTCTGCCTGGATCTCCTGCCGCAGTGTTGACCATTCCTGTGTGATGGTCTTGCACCAGCGCTCATAGGCTTCCGATATTTCCGCGCCGCCAGCACCTGTCGCCTCGGGATCATAGATCGCTGCCGGGGATTTGATCGCCCTTAGCAACCGCTCGCGAAACCTGATATATTCCTGCGCGCCCTCGTATTGCTCTTCCGAGATGCCGTCGCGCGGGCCGATCATGCTGAGGTAGCCGATGAAGCTGCCAGCCTTCTGGTCCTTGGCCTGGCTTTCTGAGACGCCCATCTGTCTGATCCTCGCTGCAATCGCCACGCTATCCGCCGGGGCATGATCGATGCCGGATCGCGATGGCCGGCCATTGGGCTCGCGCGGGCCTTCAACTTTAGGCCGACCGCGCCGCGCCTTGAGCTTTGCTGATTTGGTGCGTGCTGCCATGGGGTCCCCGTGTTGCCGGTTTAGAGGATGGATGCCGTGGCGGCTTTGGCCTGCCGCAAACGCTTCATATCGATGTCATAGCCGACAAGTTTGGGCGCGCCCGTCTGCTCCTGATAGCGCGCCATGGAGTGCAATGCCGTGGTGTTGTCCCGGCCAAACCAGCGACCGATCTGCGAGTTGCTGAGCGAAGGTTTTTTCGACTTCACCAGGTACATTGCTTCGTTCCTGGCCTGGACGAGTGGGCGAAACCTGGTATGCCCGGCCACGTCGCTAGGGCAGACGCCGTGTCGATCGCAGACATCGGCAAGGATGCTCATTGCCCATTCCGGCATTCCTCTTTTGCGAAAGTTGGAGATGCCCTGACGGCGGCGCGCCTCCGCTGCAGTCCGGCGTTCCTGATAATCCTCTGCGACCTTGTGTGACCAATCCATGGTGTGCCTGAAGCCTATTTTGCGAAGCGATTCATCTCGATTGACGAGGCCGATGATGCTGGCTCTCGTCCTGCCCTCATACCGAAGCGCGATCTGGGCTGCCGTGAGCCCGCGATTAAGCAGGCTGGCGATTTCCGTACGCTCTACGCAATTCCACTGACGCATATGCAACACTCCTCAGAACGGGATCTCGTCGTCTAGTTCCTGCGGTGGCGGGCGGCTTGACTGTTTCGGCTCCGCTTGGCGCTGTTCCTTGCGCTGGAATGAAAGGCTCTGGAACTTTCCTTTCGAGCCTTCCTTGGTCCAGGCGCTCACCCAATACTCAACGCCGTCGATCAGCGCGGAACCCTTGGCGTGAGGATGCGAATCCTTCTCGCGTTTGTCGTTTTTGAAGAGCGTCCCGCTCATATCTTTCTGTTCGTATGCCACTACGCTGCCTCGCTTTCGTTATGCGGCGCAGTCGGCAGATAGCGCCGATCCCAAACGCCGCGATCAAATGATGAGTGATACCGATAGGTGTTCTGGTCGAACCAAAGTCCGACTTTCCCCTCAAAATCCCCGTTGCGCTGCTTCGCCACATTGAGGATGACGCCGGGCTTTTGATCGAGTTCAGCCTTAAGCGCTTCCGTCTCGGCCGATTGAAGCTCTTCTTCATGCCGGCGATTCCGCCACACCGTCATGATGTTAAAGGCATTGGCACCGATCTCCATGGCACCCTTGATGTCTTCCGTCTCGGGTGCGCCCTGCCCTCTCTCGCCCTTCCTGGAGTGCGCGACGAGATGAAGGTGGACTTCGTGCTGGACGGCCCAGTCAACGAGCTGGAAAACGGCCTTCTCTTGCCCGGTGTAGTCGTCTGCAGCGATACCCAGGCGCATCAGACTATCGATCACGAATTGATCGCAGCCATATTTGGCGCGGGCATAGTCGAAGATTTCCAGCAGCGCGACGACACCGGCCTTGCCGACGCGCTCATAAATGAGCAGCCCGGTATCCAGCCACCCAAGGATGCGCTCGATGAATTGCGCTGTCGGGCGATCGACGCCACCGGTCTGCTTTGCCATCCGGCGAAGCGTCTGCTCACCCTTCATTTCTAGGCTGGCGAGGCAGATGCGGCTGCCTTGCTTGATCCAGTGCGGGATGCAATCGGAGATGATCTGGCTCTTGCCCGACCCAGATGCTCCGCTCCAAAGCGTCACCTCTGACTTGCGGAAGTAGATCTTGTCCGAAAGTTTCGAGTAGGGAACCGTGTACCCAGGCCCATCCTCATGCGTGGGCCAGAAAAGTTGCACCACCTTGTCGGTGTAGTCGCTCGCCCGCTTCAGGCCTTCGGGATCGAGGTTTTTGGCGGCGACAATTGCTGTGTCCATCGCGGCCTTGGCGATGCCGTTCATAAGGCAGTCGTTCGCGTCCTTTCGGGGCAGTGAAACCCGGTAGCATCGATGCCGGCCAAGGCGTGAAGCAATCTCGCTTGCCGCCTCGTCACCGGGTTTGTCCATGTCGGTGGAGATATAGATTCGCTCGAACCTCTCCAGCCGCTCGAACTCGCTTTCAATCCATTGCTGCTTGGCCCCCTTGCCGCCGCCAAATGGGACGGACAGGGCATTGTAGCCATAGGCCGCCCAAGACAGCGCATCGATTTCACCCTCGGTGATGACGATATCGCGGGCGTGATTGGGAATTGCCTGCCAGCCGAACAGAACTGGTTCACAGTCAGCCGCTGTAGGCTTCGGCTTTTCCCCGTCCTCGGCCTTGCGAGATTTCGCCAGAGCCAGAGAGCCGTCTGGTAGCAGAAACGGGAAAATGATCTCGTCGCCGTTCGAGGCGATCTTGTATTTCGCCAGCACCTCGCTGGGGATGTTGCGATCCTCTCGGAGGTAATCTAGTGGGCGCCCTTGGATTGTTGTGCATGTCGGCTTCTTCGGCCTAGTGTAGGTTCTCGCGGGTTGGCGGTATGGTTCCGGCCGCGATAGCCCTAACCAGTTGCGGGCTGCGTCCAGAGCCTCGGGAAGCGTGCCGCCCTTGACGGCAATCCACAGATCCAGCAGATCGCCGCCTTCACCGGTCGAGAAATCCTGCCATACACCAGCCTTGGCGCCCGAGAGATGCACGCCGAGTGATTGGCCTTTCTCGCCCCCCGTAGAGCCTGCCCGCCACTCCTGGCCTTCCTTGCGGCCGTTCGGCAAAAGCATCTCAGAGACCGATTGCGCCCGATCTGCCAGCATGCGTTTGACGGTGACGATATCGGCCATCAGAGCACGTTCCTGTAGATCGCGGCGTCAGGATCGGCTGGCCTAATTGTGCGATCGATCCAAGCAATTGGGTCGGCAACCTGGATCGCTGCAGCTCGCCGGATTGTCGCCAACAGGGCAGCGGCATCATCCCCGACTTGCTTCAGCCATTTGCCGAGTAGCGGCCGGCATGATGGCTCTGGCTTGCCCGACATGCGGCTAAGTGCCGACAGCCCTTCGCGGAAAAGGGCCGTTCTCGCATCGATCGGGACAACCGATGACGCGGAAGCGTCCGAAACTTTAGTTTCGGTTATATCCTTTCCCTTCCTATCCTCTCCTATCCTATCCGTCGCGACCGTTCGGCGACCGTTCGGCGAATTGTCGTCGTCTGGACCTGGATATTTGGGCGATTGAGGCTTATCGATCTTCTGGTGATGCCAGCCTGTAATCTGAAAATATTCTTTATCTGCAACGACATAGAGTGATATCAGATCATGCGACGACAATTCGTCGAGCATTCGGCGAACATCATCGGATGAAAAGTCGTCAGCGGGAAAAATCAGAGCCTTGATCTGCTTTGCGCTTGCCGGATGCCGGCCGGCGTCGTCGCAGAAATTCCATAGACCGATGAACAGCAATCGAGTGTTCGGCGAACACTCCATCACCTGCTCACTGGTCCAGAACTCCGGCTTTATACTTCTGATCCTGGCCATGTCCCAAGTCCCTATTCATCTGGACGACGCGCTCTACAACCGCGTCAATGTGAGCAACCCGTCGCTCATTCCGCCACTCGATCGCCGCTCTTGCGATCCAATCTTCAGCTGCGTCGTTTTTCATTCAGTCATTCTACTTGACTTATAAGAAACAGCCGAGTTGCAAGGGTGCCACAAACCACTGTAATTCCCGTTGTTCACAGGCCGCTGAAGTTATCCCCAGGTTTTCCACAGGCGTTCAGCAGGGCGTCTAGAATGGCGTGTTTGGTTTCTAGGCTCATGCTGCCTCTCTGATAGCTGGACCAATGAAGCGCGGCCCGTCGTGATGTTGGGCGTGGAAGCGATACCAGGCGCAGTTGTCCTTGCCGGTGTACTTTGAACCGGCAATCCACTTCACGCGCCCCACGGCTACGATGTGGCTGCAATTGGCAATGAATGGGGCGGACTGGCGCGTATGAGCCCAATCGGCGTCGAACAGGAGCCACGTCGGCGCGAGCCGCTGAAAGTGCCGGATCATCGGGTGAAGGATTTTCCGCGTCCATGGCGGGTTGGTTATGATCGCGTCGCTGTCGAGCGAGGCGATATCGAGCGCATCATGACCGCGCCCGATGTCGCTGTAGTAGACGCATGTCAGCCCATAGCCCTGCAGATGGTTCACGAGATCCAGATCGCCGCAGCATGGTTCGGCGAATGTCTGAACACCGCGAAGATGCGGGATCAGAGGCACGACCGCAGCGAACGGAGTCGCGTATGCGTCCATCGGCCGGCGAGCAAAGTCCGAGCGCTTTCCCATCAGGCCACCAATTGCTCCTCTGCTCTCTGTATGAGCACGACGCATGGCGGCCCGTCGTTAGCCCACTCATAGGTGAGCCGGCGGATATGGCGGTTGCTGTCGTCCTTGATGATGCCTGCCTTGACGAGGATATCGCCTATGGCCTTGTCACAGTTCCCGGCGTCACGATGGCGCTTGTCTGGCGCCACGAGGCGAATGAACACCGAAACCATACCGTCGATCGGCTGCGGCCTCTGCGCCTTGATGATCCATAGAGCTTCCGTCTGCCATTCCTTGTACCGAGCCGTAGGCACGCGCCCTTTACCTGGCGCGTTGGTAAAGCACGCCGATAGAGGCACAGGGAACGGAAGCTCCACACGCGTCATGCTAACATCCACCACACGCCCCAACCCAATAGGGCGAGGGCTACGGGAATGAATGGGTATACCCAGGTTGGATCTTGGGTTTCTGGCTCCTCCGCTTGAGGCTCATAGAAGCCGGTGCGCTCATCTAGGACGAAGATGCCGTCGAGCGTGGCGATACGGAGGCGCTTGAAGCTCTTGTTCATTGAACAATCCCTCCTCGGCGGGTGAACTCGTCAAGCGCCGCCCGCCTTATTAAGTTTAAGCAGCCATCAAAATCCGGCTTTGGCGCCGCTGCGGCAGCTCCCCCTATCATCAAGGAAATTGCCGCATACACGCAGGCGCTGTTCCTTCCTGCGCACACCTCGGCGATGGCGTTAGCTATTTCGAGAATTTCATGCTCGTGCTCTTCGCAAATCACGGCTCATTCTCCTTCGGGTTGATCTGCTATTTCAGGGGCGATCCACTCGGCGGCCCAAGTCGCCCAATCTCTCAATTTCAGTGCAATGGAAATCCGGGTCCGAACGCTCAAGAAGCGCACGAATAGAGGCGGTTTTCTCGACGAATGCGGCATGCTCTTTCCTCGCTATCTGGAGTAGCTCACGCTCTTGTTTTGCCTTCTCTGCCGTG